TCTTAATACCTTTAATAGTTTCTTCAAAGCTCATAGCTTTAGCGGCATTTAAAAATCTACCTAAACCAGAATTTGAATTATACCTACCATTTGCACCAGGGCTTAGACCAAACATTTTTCCAATACCCCAGACCAATCCATTTTTAATTAGATCCAAAGGTGCGCCAATAAATGAACCGACAAATGCTGAAAAGCCATCGCCAAATTTTCCTAAGAATGTTTCTTCATCTGATTTACCGAATGCTGAAAAGCCATCATATACAGACATTAGAATACCTATAGGATATAGTATCTTACCCATAAGTTTTAAAAGAGGGGCTGCAACTCCAACAACACCACGTGCTGCACCACCAAAAAACTTACCTATAAATCCACCTATCTTTGCACCTGGTCCTAAGAAGTATGCACCTAATGCTGTAGATGCTGCAGTTAAAGGACGAAGCATAGACCTAATTTGTATACCAAGCCTTGGTATTAATGTCTTAAAGTTAGTTTTAAACTTACCCTTTGTTTCTTCAATTATATCACCAATCTTTGCTGTAAATCCAGTAAGACTGTTAAGCTTCTTGATAAGAGGTAATTCCCAACCACGTAATCCCGCCATAGCTAAACCTAGTGCACCAATACCAGCAAGAAATGTTCCTAGCTTTCCAGCTAGACCAGCTAAACCAAATAGACCTAGATTATTAAGACCATCTTTATCATTACCAACTTTAGTAGCTTGTACTGGCTTATCACTTTTATCGGACTTGCTTTCTCGTTCTTTCTCAAGGGCATCTAATCGTGCACGCTCTTGAGCTAAGAACCATTGTTTAAAGTTCCTATTGAGATTAGCAGTCTCTGTATTGTTCTTATGTAATTGCTTTACTACATCTTCGAGATTAGTTGCCATTGTTCTGCCTTTTGGTTTCTTCTTCTTGTTCTTTCAAATGCGTTTCAAGCATTGTTATATAAACTTCTTTTTCCCATGGTATTAAACTGTCTATCTCATTCAAACTATAGTTATGGTGTTGCATTAAAGCAAAGTTATTTCTATAGTAATTAATTATACTATTATGAGACAGACATACTAGAAAAAATCTTGCATACCACTTAGTGTTATTTCATTATCTTTATTACAACTATGACAAACAAATTTAACATCGTGTTTAAGTGTTGGCATATCTTCCATAAAATCTTTAATACCATTAAGATCATTAGTATTCATAGAGTTAATAAAGTTATCTTGATCAACTTTACTTTCACCCGCAAAGTCAATTCTTTCTTCTTCAGTAATCACAGTCTTAATACACATCTTAATCATATCAAATGTAGACTCAGAGCTTGATTTACCAGATAAAGCCTTTGATTCATTTACTACATTATTATAAGTAGGCCATTGTAGCTCTAATGATATATCAGAATTTAATTCAATTACAGATCCTTCTGAATTCATATTACCTTGTACATTAATATTATCAATAGGTACTGATACTTCATTAGGCTCTTCACATTCGCCACAAGCTAATGATAGTTTAACATTTTCTCCAACTGATCTTGATCTTAGTTGTGTAAACATAAATTCAATATCAAATGTTGTTAGTTTAGATGTGTTTAATTCATCCTCAGAACAAGCTTGAATAGTATCAATGATAGATGATAAAATCTGTGTCTCATCTTTTGATTCCATAGCAAGTAAAAGAACTTTTTCCTCCTTAACTAGAAATGGTCTAAATCTAATCTTTTGCTTTGTAGAAGGTATGATCAATTCATATTTTGGTTGGTCGTTTAGTTTTGGTAAAGCCATAATAACTCCATGTTAAGATACCCAGTCATCATAGCTGAACTGGACGTTTAATTCAAGCAAACCATTTTGCTCACTATTTAGTTGAAGAGCATTAATCGTAGTTGGAAATGCTCTAATCAATTTACATTTATATACTTCAATATCACTTGTAATGCTGAAATCAAATAGATCAGCTAAGTTATTTGCAGTAAAGTCTATCTCAAAATTAACAGTAAGACCGTTACGTTTTTTCTTCTGTAATTGAGTAATTTCTATATCAAAGACATAATCATCTTTGTATTTTAATTCTTTTGTTTGAAAGTCAATGATCCTAGATTGCCACTCATCAAAGTATTCTTTAATGCCGTAATCATTCATTACATAGAATGTCATAGAAACATCCTCTTCAGCATAACCATAAGCAACTTTTTTCTGCTTCATACCAATGATACGCTCTTGAGTAAGTATCTGACGACCAGGCAATTGTACATCTTTACAAAGTAAGTTTAGATCATATGATGCTTCTACACCTAAGTTTGGCAATTGTACTTTCCATAGGTTAGCCATTGCAAGACCACCCTTTTTGCCTATAAGAGATTTCATCTGATCAACGCTAAAGCTCATATCATTTTCCTTGACTGTTTATACACTTGGTTGGAAGAAGCACCTTTCCATTGAGCCATAGGTAAGAATGTAGCGATTTCCCATTCTGATGGTGGTACTAATGCTAATCTACTTTTAACGTGTGCTGTAAGATAGTGTTTTATTGTAGGTTTAAATTCTTTAAACTTAGATGAGCCATTGAGTAACTCATAACTAAGTTTTAGTCTTGTTGTTTCATTATACTTATCATTATTCTTTAGATCAATTAAACCATCTAGTAGTTTAGCCCTTAGAATTGGTGGCAAGTAATGTAAGTTTAATCCCATAAAACCACCTTTAGCATCTCCTATAACAAAGATAAGAGGAAACTGGTCATAGTATGGTAATGTATCTTTATGCTTTGGATCATAAAAGAACATGTACATATTACCTACTACACTAGTTTTAGATAGTTGTAGAGACTCCGCACGCATTAAACCCTCACGATTGATTCTGCGCATTGATTGCGCACGCTTACGGAACCATTCACGTGATTGGTCAGTCCTTGGTGTGATACCAGCCCTGAGTGCTTCTGCGGATATTCTATTAAATAAATTCTTGCTCATGATGTTATTTATACTATTTTTTAGTAGTTTTTTTCTTCGCCTTGAAAGGTTTTAAAGGTTTAAGTGCTTTCAATCTCTTAATTGGTTTAGGCATAATACCCATCTTAATTAAAGTATTCTCTGTCCATATCTGAAAACCCCAATTTCTATCTTTAGCATATACTCTGGCTGCTTCCCATTTGTTCTCATTCTTAATGTAAGACAGACTTTCGTTGATATATCTCTTTGTTTTCTTGCCAGGATAGTCTGGTGGTCTTGTTTCTTTATCTGGTTTAATCTCTATAAGATCAACAGATCCGTCTTTCCATGTGATCTTCAGATCCATAAAATATCTATGATACTTTTTATCTACAGCATAAAGATATGGTATTACAACTTCCTCACTTGACCAATACTTAACAGCAGAGTTTTGGTCGCACCAATTAAAACATTTTAGCTCCCAACTTGATCTATATGTTATCTTAGTGAAGTCACCCTTGTATTTTTCAATGTTCTTTGGTTTAAATTTACCACTATGAGCCATAATTTACCTTATAAATAATACTAATTACTTCTATATATTAAGGTTTAAAACATGGAACATGCAGAGTACAGTTTTCCAATCGATGATACAAATGAGTATCCAGCTGAGATTATATTCCGTCAGATTGAGATAGCACCTCTGACTGCTGAAAAGTTAGAAAACTTTGTAAGAGAAATTGATTTATCTGAAATGAATACGGAAGGTGTCTCTACAGAAAGAGATAGTCTAGGTTCTCCTATAAATAATCTATCTAATACAGAAGAAAAAACACTTATTAAAACTATTAAAAGAAAACCATTAGAAGCAAATGGTCCATGGTCAGTATCATTATATATGCCACAAAGTATTCCTTTTAATGATGGTGTTGCATATCAGAATGTAGAACTTGGTGCTATTGGTGCTGGAATTGTTAATTCACTTAATAGTGGTAAAAACTTGGCTCAAGCAGCCGTTAGTGCTGTACAACAAACAACATCTGGTCTTATAGATGGTCTTGTAGAAAATGTTAATAGTAGTGCTGGTAGTTTAGCTGCACTTAAAGTTGCTAGTAAAGTAAATACTACAGCGGCTAATGCGGTATCATCTGCTACACGTGTATCATTAAACCCTAATAGTAGAACAATGTTTAATAGTGTTCCTATGAGAAACTTTGCTTTTTCATTTAAACT